GCGGGATTTGAACGCGAACTTATACTAACAGATATCCCAAGGGACTCTGCATGTAAGCTCCGAAATCGCCCATTTGGTAGGCTATTGCCTTGCTGCTCTATCGAGCAATCCTCTATCGAGGAACAAACGGCCGACGATCAAGTGAGACTAAAGTATCACTTACCCTCAGGTAATATTTTATCTGAGAGGTATAGGAATATGACTGCCGACCTACAATCGTGGGAAGACGTCACTCCTTTCTTTGAAGGGAGGCATAAAGGAACTTTATGCGTCTTACTAACCCGAAATATCGGGTTGTCCAAAGCACAAGTAAGTATCTTGGCCAATAGGCCTCGATCTCACTTCCTCAGGATCCAGGACTTCATAAATGGAGTCGTGGATGCCCTCTGGCTGGGTGATCCAAGATTTTTCTTGGAGAACTCAGGGGAATACCTTACACTACGAAATATCGTACGTAAGATATTTAAAGTAGGATCAACTAACCTAAGGTTATTGACTACTTACTGGAAGGAATTTGGTCTTCTATTGAGGACAAAGACCTTCCATCTAGATGTTGATTGCCCAGTTAAATTAACTGCCAACAACATCTTCAAGCCACTGTTGAAAACAAATATGTTGCAACATTTGCTGTATGCGAAAACCACCATGAGAATACTCCAGGTGGTTTCGCATGTGATCTCATCAAGGCAACTCCCATTTATGGGACAGCAGACTATTGATCTGGCCTTGATGAAATTTACGGAGATAATGGAAACTAATGTTCCCATTAAAAACCGGTTAAGGGAGAAACTTTCAGCAATAGCTGAACGAATCGGCAGTATCTGCCGAACGATTCATCCCTCATTACCTGAGACTGTGCCACACATTAGTCTGACCAACTCAGGGGAACTCCACCACTCAATCCGCGAAGGCGGACAGGCAAAAGCCTGCTTGGAGGCGGTGGAGAGGATCCTGCTAGTCAAACAAGAGTTTGACTATCAGGAGGAGACACCCTTTGGAACAATAGTTCACATTGGGGGCCTTGAAGTATGGAGGTATCTCTTTAGAGAGACCCTCTTACTTGAAGGCGACTTTAGCGGTCCCAGATTATCTGGGATACCTAAAGATCGTCCTGCTGCTCTACAAGGGCTTGATGAAGTCCTAGGAAAGCAGATACTCTATTGCGCCTGGAAGGACAGTAGTCCCCAGTGCATAGAGGCCCGAGCCGAAGTTATTCCAGAATCTGGAGACAAGGCCCGTATCGTCAGCATCGCACCCTATTGGGTCAACGTGCTGATGTCCCCGCTTGCTCATACACTAAAGTATATGATCAAGTGGCATCCAACTTGCTACACCAGTTTTCACCGACAGGATCAAACGTGGCAAGCAGCATTGGCTATGTGCAAACTCAAAGACAAAAGTCTTAAGAAGCACTTCGTACTCAGTTCCGACCTATCGGCCGCCACTGATACGATCTCGCACTCACTGATGAGAGATCTAATAAGATCTTTCATGAAAGGCTATGGCCTCCAGCAGAGTGCGTTCACTGATTATGTCATTGACCTAATAGGGCCACGCATAATCAGTCTCCCCGATGGTAACAAAGTTACCACCCAGAGAGGCATAATGATGGGTGAGGCTATCGCCAAACCCTCATTAACTCTTCTAAATATAGTAGTTGAGGAACTAGCTTACTTAGAATACCATAAAGCACCAGTGTTCCACAATAGTGGACCCGCACCAATAGGTGACTGGCGCTTTATTCACATAGGCGGAGATGACCACTTAGTAAAGGGGCCTCTGACCTATTTAAAGAGAATATCAGAGATCCACCGACAGGTAGGCTCTATAATCTCTCCAGACAAACACGCGATATCTCGTGTGGCTGTCTCGTATTGCGAGAGGGTGTTAAACCTATCGGTTCTGGAAAATCCAGCACCTCGCGCAATTGACCCGAATGACTATGAAAACAATAGTTTGATAGTAGATTCGGTGAAAGTCCGGTTAATGGAACGTGGTCAATCGACCCTCCTAACCAAGGACAACAAGAACGTCGCCATCGGAAAATCTTCCCAGTTGGCAGGCGCTCTTCGATGGCTCCCGAAGACCAGATGCTGGTCTGAGAGTCATA